TTTTTTTTTTTTTTTTTTTTTTTTTTTTTTTGATATAAAACACAACATTATTTTACATAGTAAAACTCAAAAGCAAACATAGCTTTTTAAACGTTATTTATATTATACAAGTCATATTCAAAGTTTAACAAAGATAAATCACACACCACACATACATAAAAGTATAGTTAATAAGCAATCTCCTTAAACATTACGGCGTCTTTTTCCAAGATGTAATGACCTGCCTTTTGTTGCCCGCAATTTCCACATCTGGTGGAATTTTCCGTACACATACACAGCCGAGTATTCATGTATGTTTCCAAGAGCTATACAAAGCTAATAAAATTTCTTTTCTCCTTGCACATCCCATCCCATGGATTTAAAACCATCCACAGTGCCAACCACATTTCTTGAAAATGATACCGTGCCACTTGATTCAGAGAGAACTCCACTGAAAAATTCATAGGAGCTCAAACTACTTTCATGCGCAGTTATAATTGCTTGCGATGTGCGCCTATAACTCATCATCTCAGAATTAGCCAGAATAACTACCTTCCATTCAAGAGTTCCTTTAAACCAAGCACAATTTTGAAGCAATCTAGTGAAAGGACTGTGCAGGATCTTAAATCCTTCATTGCTCTTAGTGCCATCCAATCTCATCTTGAGATAATGCGTTGAGATGTCACTTTCTCCTCGAGATCCATCATATTTCCCTTCTTCATATTTCCAAAAGGCCACTGGATAAAACACGTGCCCAAACTCATTTCCAAGAGTATGAGCTTGAGCTTGTTTATAGCCAATGGGTTTTCGAATCTTCATTCCAAAGTCTCTGACGCCAGTTTTGCCCTTGAGACTCCGAGTAGCCATTGTTGGGTAACCAGAGCTAACTCCATACAATTGAACCTCTCCTGCGCTACGTGCTGATACTCGCAAAACCATGTCTCCTTCAAGCGCAGATGATACACTATCCCTTTGGTAGATGACAAAATAAAAGCCAACTTCATCTGTTTTCTCTCCATCCAATTCCCACCTATCAAGAGTCATAAGAGTTGGAAACAGATCCTTCTTAAATCGCAAACTCCTCGTACTAGATCCTCCTTTACAGAATGTGAAAGTTACGTGAGGCAGCGAGTCTAGTGTCTGGAGATTTCCCAAATGCTTTATTTTCCCTCCACAAACCAATGCAACTGTCAGCGTGGCTCCCATCATAGGACTACTCATTATTAACAAATCCAATATGACATCTGCTTTCATATATTGGCTTAAGCCACAGTAGGCGGATGCCAAATTCATCGTCACCGATTTTCCATCAACTTGTGGTTTCCCAAAATTAACTTCAAATTGGTATGCTTTTCTTGCTCCTTGTGGGAATCGCAAATTGCCAAGCTCTTTTCTCAACATAAATCCAGGAATATCATAAAGTGTTGCAATTTGCTTAGGCAGAATCACATCCGGCTCAAAGTACAGTGCAAATGATATTCTACTCTCTGTCTTGGGAGCATTCAACCATTTATCCAGGCACAGAATTGTTATGACAGGTGCATACTTAGCACTACCTAGGTAATGCATGCTCCACCAATCACAACAAGAGAATGGTTTGACTAGAAAATCAATGGTTGGTTCAATGGCCGGATTCCATTTTTTGTGCTGTATACCCAGCAGTCTCCCAAGATTGTTTCCAAGATTAACACTCTCGTTGCCCTCCACGTATGAAATGGCTAGGCCAATACCACTTGTAGGTGCAACTTCACAATAAACCCGACATTTGAGTGATCCAGGAATTTTGCCTAGCATACTGAGCAGTTGGTTGTGCACCCCATTGTGTGTTGCCAAGTCATTTAAATACATCACAGTAATCTTCGTGCCTGCTGTCACATTTTGTGGGATACTAGCTGAGCCTGAAAATAACAAGCGCATAGTTTCAGGGATTCCTTCCAGGGGAAACATGTTTGTGCACGCTTCCAAGGTTTCCTCTTCCATTAAGGCCTGACCTTCTTTGTAGTCCTCTGTATCTTCATCAGACAAAGATCCTAATCTCTCTTCGAAATGCTGTATGGGTTCTTTTGAAGAGTTTTCGGGATCAATGCTCGCATAAGTTATAGGACCTGTCGCATTTAGCACAATTCCAGTGTTTGTGAACTTAGGTCTGCGAAATGTTATGCCAGAATCGCTGTACTGCCCGTATGTTTGCACGACATTTCTTGCTCTTGGCAAAGCGTAGTTATCTAAATTTACTTTTGGGTACAGACGCGGTGTTGCAAGCACAACTTCACTAGAACTAGCAAATTGTTGAGCTTTGACTGTGTCCTCTAATTTCGCAGCTAGCAAGTTTCTTGTTTCCGTGACCTTATCAGGACCTTTCGCTTTAGCATACACTGTGCGTACAGATATATTTGCAAGTGTGGACTGTTCCTCAAAATCCGTATCACGACTAACGAGTGACAATTCAAGTGTTTCATTGGGATCATCTAAAACTGGTACTCGATGTGTAGGATAAAAGATCACGTGACTAGGAGCCCCTCCAAGTCGAGAAGCGTATGCTCCTTTGAAGGAATTCTTGAGTGTTTTGTGCCTCTTATCATATAGAGCCCCAGCTAAGGTTATGTCAGAGTTGACGGAAGCAAATCCATCATTGACAATTTCTACTGCAGCCACCATCACTTGATCTGCTTTAGCCCTTGTAGACGGATTAAGTCTCACATCCGCTCTCTCTTCCTCAAACTGATTAACAATTGGAACTTTGATGAGACCATTGCCATCTCCTTTAATAACTCCTGCTTGCATCTCAGAAGTTTGCATAAAAATTGGCATATTTCTTCTCAATAATGAAGAAATCTTTGAAAATTTGTTGGTCTCATACAATTCAGAAATGCTAGGAAGAAGTGATCTGTTACCCTCTTTTGCAAGTTTGTAATCCCCAGCTTTTTTAAGTAAAACATCCTTTGGTATCACATGGGCTGGTGTAACATTCGCGTATTCTCTTTCCATCTCTGCTGCCGTGAATTTTGGAGAGAACTCACTTTCACCTTGATAAGGAAACGTGTAATACAAAGTCCACTTTAGAATTTTCTCAATTTCGCTGTCAAAGGAGTAGCGAAAGTGATACTTGAATGTATAAGAATCTATGTATTGTACGCTATTTTCAAAGTGCAATGTAATTTCTGGCCTCAATACTAGTTTCCAAAAGAAATACAAATATATACACACAAACAAACAAAATAAAAAAAGAATAGATAGAGATATCATGGATATCGCCTCTATTCTAGGTGTGGTTGATTGTCTGACAATATTCGTCGTAATTGTCAAACGTGCAAGGTACAAGGTTTTAAATTTTGGTGTTTTGTTGAAAGCTGTTGTTCGCAAAGAAAAGTGTCTAAAGTATCAGAAAGCTGTTTTTTCCTCCCCACGAAAGCTGTTTGTTTAAATATTTTATTTAAAC